GCAAATGGCGGAAGTACATTTAATCCAGTATCACAAGTAACCGTAAATAGTGTGAATTATGATCTTGCAGTCACAACAGTTGCAAATTCCGCTTCAGGTGCAGCAAAAGAAGATAGCGAAGCGATTCGCCTCAATGCTCCAATTGCCTTTGCGTCTCAACAAAGACTCGTAACAGCCGATGATTATAAAGCATTAATATTAAAAAATTATTCTGTTATATCAGACGCGGCAGCCTGGGGCGGTCAAGATAATGTTCCAGTTGATTTTGGTAAAGTATATATTTCACTTAAGTATGCTGATGGAACTGCCGATGCCACTAAGACTGAAACAGAAGTATCAATTACCGCAAACTTAGTAAACAAACTTGGTATTATGTCAATCACTCCTGAATATGTTGAACCAATTACTACATTTATTGAAACTTCAACAACTTTCCGATTTGACCCTGATGCAACAGGTATTACTAAAAATACGCTTTCATCAAACATACAAACAGTCATCGATAGTTATTTTACAAATAACTTGAAAAAGTTTAATAAAATATTTAGAAAATCAAATCTTCTTACTTTGATTGATGATATTGACCCGGGCATTTTAAACTCAAAGATGGGTATTAAAATGAATCAAAGAGTCACACCAACTCTTGGTACAAATCAATCTCATACGGTCAATTTCCCAGTTGCTCTTCCTTCACCCGATGATGTAAATTATATCATTACTTCATCATCATTTACAGTTAATTCTGTATTATGTAGTATTCGAAATTTACTAGGTAGTACTAAATTGCAATTAGTCAGTCAAGCAGGAGAAGTAATTATTGATAATCTTGGCTCTTATTCGACAAATGGTACGGTATCAATCGAAGGACTAACAGTTGATTCATTGTCAGGTACAACCTTTAAATTAAGAGCGGTACCCGCAAACGAAAGTACAATTACACCTTTAAGAAATTATATCATTGATAACGATATTAATGATTCATTCGTATCAGGTGTTACTGAGATATAATACATGAAACAACGTACAAATACATTTTTTAATCGTAAGGCAATCGACTTTAGAACAAGTCGCGTTAATGATGTTTTGCCGGATTATTTTAAAGAAGATTATCCAAATCTTATTAAGTTCCTCGATTACTATTATGACTTTATGGATTCAGATGGAACTCATGCTTTCAATAGCGAAATTTATGAACTATTCCGTTCAAAAGATATCGAAGCAACTTCACTTACTTTGCTTGACAATATATTTAAAGAAATTGGTCTCGGTACAAGTCAAAACTATTTCTCAAATCCAAGACAAGTTGCAGCATTCTTAGCAAAATTTTATCGTATTAAAGGTTCACTCTATTCGGCTGAAGGTTTCTTCCGAGCATTCTTCGATGAACAACCAGATATTTCTTATCCAAAAGAAAATATATTTATTGTAAGTGAATCAAAAATTGGTACAGAATCACAACGATTTATTATCAATAATGATATATACCAAATCTTTTCAATTCTTATTAAATCATCAAGGCCGGTATCACAATGGAAAGATTTATATAAAAGATTTGCACATCCGGCCGGATGGAATTTTGCTGGACAAGTACAAATCGAAGGTATTGGTGATCTTATTGATTCAGCTGGCATGCCGGTATCAGTACCTGATGAAGGTGCAAATTTATTCTCAGTAGATAATTCAGCTTCGTTTACTCCATCACCATTTACTTCGATTTCAGCAATCTATCCGGATGGAGCTGATGCTGATAGTGATAATGAACGTATCGACTTGAATGCAACTATTGACATATACGATTCAGCAACGATCGCAACATTAGATGGAATGTATGACAATATTGAAGATGTAATTGATCTTACTTCCCCAACTATGGATGAAGATTCTGATGGATTAGTAAAACCAATTAAACTATCAAACGTATTTGAACGTATGGATAAAGATAATTTTGATAATTAACTCGAATAATTATTATAAATAGATGTAATAAAAGGATTACAAATGGCAAGGCAAAATATAGGAATTGGTTCTTCAGCAAATGACGGGACTGGAGATACGCTTAGAGAAGCAGGAACAAAGTTGAATGCCAACTTTACCGAGCTTTATGAAACTCTTGGCGGTCCTATTGGTGTAAGTACAATTACAGCAAATGGTGCAGTTTCAACTACTGCTGGATATATTATATGTAATAAAGGAAGTGCACTTGCCCTCACTCTTGCCGATGGAGTAGTCGTCGGCGAAACAAAAGTATTCACGAATAAAGGTGCTGGTGCCGCAACGGTTACCCCAGCAAACTTTGCTCAAGGCACATCATTTGCTCTTGCTCAATATGACGGTTGTACTGTTATTTGGGATGGATCAAATTGGTATTTGATTGGTAACCAAGGTGAAATTACGGTAGCTTAATAGGAATAAACAATGACCGCAACATTAACAGACGCACTGAAAAAACAAATATTAGTAGACATACTTGACAACGTCAATGATTCTGCTGGAGCTGGTAATTATTATATCGGTATTGGTAAATCCGAAGATTGGAATGCTACTGATACAGCGCCAACTGTTTTAAATAGCTTGAGAGAGCAACGTAATTTTAGACTTGGGTTACAATCAGTCAAATCTGCAGAAGATGTTTCTTTCGTAGTTCCTCGTAATAACTGGGTATCAGGTACAACTTATTCAGCTTACGATGATAATCAAGTCGATTATCCTACAAATGCTTATTATGTTCTCACTGATGATGATCGAGTCTATATTTGTTTACAGCAAGGTCGTAATATTGCTGGTGAGTCAGTTGCTTCAACCATTAAGCCAAATGATACAGGTTCAGCTTCTTTTAAAACAGCTGATGGTTATATTTGGAAATTCCTTTATACTCTTTCTGCAACTGCAAAAGCTAAATTTTTATCAAGTAACTTTGTTCCCGTTAAGCTTCAAGGTCTTACTGATTCAAACTCAGTTGCTTCAGAAATAGAACAAGAATTACTTCAAGATTCAGCTATTGTAGGTCAAATTGCAAATATCTCAATCACTGATGGCGGTACGGGCTATACATCTGCTCCTACAATTGCAATTGTCGGTAATGGTGATTCAGCTACTGCGACAGCAATCGTATCCGGTGGCTCAATTGTAGATATCAAACTTGATTCAAACGGTATTGGAAAGATCAATCATGGTTATGGATATGATTATGCAAACGTAACAATTACTGGCGGATCAGGTTCTGGTGGTGAAGCACGTGCAAATCTATCAACAAAGTTTGGTTTTGCCGGAGATGCAAGAGACGATTTGAAATCATCAAGTCTTATGTTTAATACAAAACCAGCCGGTACTGAATCAGGTAAATTCTTAGTAGGCCAAGATTTCAGACAAGTTGCTCTCATCAAAAATCCAAAAGTACCAAGTACAGACTCAGATTATACGCAAGCATCTGGTCTTGGATTATTAAAAATGACTTTCTCTGCAGTCACTCAAGCATTTACTGCTGATCGAACAATATCTGGTGGAACATCAAGCGCAAAAGCTTTGGTTGATACATTTGATTCAGACTTTTTATATTATCATCAAACAGAAGAAACAGGATTTACACCATTCACGAATGGTGAAGCAATCACTGAAGATGATGGTTCTGGTGCAGGTACTGCTGATTCGGCCGCAGTTACCCTTGATATAAATAGATTAACAGGTGATATTTTGTATATCGAAAATAGAGCAGCAATCGATAGATCAGCTGAACAAACTGAAGATATTAAAGTAATCGTACAAATTTAATTGGTAAAATAATATGACAACTACATATACTGAAACATTATTCGCTAACACTTATAAAGACGATTATGCGGATTCGGATAATTATCATCGTATTTTATTTAACTCAGGTAGAGCTCTTCAAGCCCGTGAGTTAACTCAAATGCAAACGATTATCCAATCTGAAATTGAAAGATTCGGTAATAACATTTTTAAAGATGGTGCTGCAGTTAATCCAGGCGGACCTTCAATTAATGCAAATTATGAATTCATTAAACTAAATACAACAGTGAATGCATTACCTGCTTCAAGCATTGTCGGTAATGAATTTACTGGATCTGGAACAGCGATCAAAGCAAAAGTATTAGAAGTAGTTGAAGCGGAAGGTTCTGATCCTGCTACGCTTTATGTTCAATATACAGATACATCTGCAGGAACGTCAGGTTCTGCTCCAATTCGTATGGCTGCTGGTGATGATATAAGTGATGGAACAAATACGTTAACTGTACAAACAACTAATACTCTTGCAAATCCAGCAGTCGGACAAGGCGTTCGATTAAGCGCCGCTCCAGGCGACTTTTATGTACAAGGACATTTTGTATTCTTTGGTGGTGGCTCAAAAATTATATCGAAATATAGTCCTACATATACAGGAACTATTGGTTTTAAAATTACTCAAGATGTTGTCAATGCAGGTGATAATGCTGCTCTTTATGACAATCAAGGCGCAACGCCAAATCTTTCAGCTCCAGGTGCTGATCGCTATCGCATTCAGCTTACGTTAATAGACGAAGCAGATGCTGCTGCTAGTGATAACTTCGTATTTTTTACAAAAATTATTAATTCGCAAATTGTTGATCAAGCAAAAGGTACAGATGGTTATAATAAAATTAATGATTTACTTGCTCTTCGTACAAAAGAAGAATCTGGTAATTATATAGTCAATCAATTCTCATTGAAATATGATGAAGACTCTGCAAGTGGTGATGCCACAATTCTTAAAGCAGACGTAAGTGATGGTATTGCTTATGTTGACGGTTATAGATCTGAAATACCGGCTCCAGTTACAATTGAAGTGAATCGAGCTCAAACGACAGAAACAGAAAATAATGAAGTTGTTGGAGCAAACTACGGTAACTATCTCATTGTAGAAGGTGCTGATCCTAAAGGCCTTCCAGATATTTCTACATTTGAGAAATGGAATTTACAAGATACTGCTTCATATGGCGGATCTACAATTGGTACAGCACGTATTCGCTCAATTGATAATTATGCCACAGATTACAAATATCATTTATTTGATATTCAAATGAATGCTGGTCAATCGTTCCGTAATGTAAAAAGTATTGGTGCTGATTCTGATAACTTTGCAAATCCAATTTTAGAATCAGGCAAGGCTGTACTCAAAGAAACAAATAAAAATAATCTACTCTTTAGTTTACCCGCAAATAGACCTTCATCACTTGCTGATATTTCACTCGAAGTTCAAGAATATCGTACTGCGACAACTGACGGATCTGGTAATGCTACAATTACTCTTTCTGCAACCGGCGAAACATTTGCGAATACTGGTGATTGGTTAGTCTCAGTTGATTCTTCTGGCGCATTTATTACACCAGGTATTTCTGGTTCAGGAACTCAATCATCGACAATTAGTGGAGCACCTCATAACTCGGCTATTCAATTATTAACAAAAGTAAATAAAGCTTCTGGAGCGGTGAGATCAAAAACACTTACTGAGACAACATTTACTGGTACCGTTGATTCTGATGGATCTGGCCTTGAAATTATGAGTCTTGCAAAAGCTGACATATATGAAGTAACAAGAATTACGTCTATCGATTCAGATGGAGCTGATTTGAGTTCTCTCTTTACGATTGATAATGGTCAAAGAGATAACTTCTATGCTCCAGGTAAATTAGTCGTCAAAGGTAACCAAACACCTCCAACAGGAAATGTATTTGTAAGATTCAAATACTTTACTCATGGAGCATCAGGTGATTTCTTTGCTGTTAATTCATATACGGGCCAAGTTGATTATTCGGATATCCCAAGCCATACTCTTGTTGATGGTTCAACAGTTGAACTAAGAAATGTACTTGATTTTAGACCTCGTCAAGATGATACAGGAGCTAACTTTAGTGGTGGTACTGCAAGAGTGAATGAATTACCTTCCTCAACAGATCTCATTACATCAGACGTTACGTATTATCTTGGAAGAAAAGATAAATTAGTCCTTTATCCTCCAGCGCAAGAACGTTTGAGAGCGGAAGTTGCTATTATTGAAGGTAAGCCAAGTACTGAACCACAATATCCTTCAACACCAAATGGCGCATTGAATCTTTATCGTATTGAAATGAGTCCATTTACAATTCATGATTCAGATCTTTCAATTCAAAGAATCGATGCAACTCGCTATACAATGGCTGATATTGGTAAGATTGATCGTAAACTAAGTAAACTTGAAGAAGTTACTTCGCTTTCACTCTTAGAAGCTGATACAAATAATCTTACAATTCTCGATTCATCAGGTAATAATCGCCTGAAGTCTGGTTTCCTTGTTGATAACTTTGCAAATCACGTTTATGCTGATACAAATGCAATTGACTATCGTGCAAGTATTAATCTTCTTACAAAAACTTTACATCCTGAGATTCGAGAAGATAATATCAGACTCATATATGATTCTGCTGCGAGTACAAATACAATTAAAAAGGGCGATAATGTCTATATTAATCATACTGAAACAGAAGTCATTGAACAAGATAAAGTTTCTGGAACGCAAAATCTAAATCCATTTAATGTTATTACGTATAATACTGAAATTGTATTATCACCTGCAAGTGATGAATGGAAAGATCGAGAAGAATCAGTTCCAGCTATCGACGTTGGCGGTGCAAGTACTGCAACAATTACACCAAAGCAAAAATATAATTATGATAATACTACAGTGAACTGGTTAGGAATGTCCGACGGTCAACTTGAATATTATTTCGATGACGCAGGAGGAATTCCTAATTGGGCATTTGATCAAAGTGTGACTGTTTCGAAAACAGACGTTCCAGCAAATGTACCTTCAAGAGCAGTAGTTCCAAACGAATCAATACCTTCTGTGGTCAAAGAACGTACTATTAATAAAACAATTGTCCCGTTTATGAGATCAAGAAAAATATACTTTAAAACAACCGGGCTGATACCAAATGCAACATACTTTGCGTTTTTTGATGGAATATCTGTTGCTAGTTGGGTAAGAGAAGAAACATTCAGCTTTTTAGCTGATGATGTAGACGATTATGGTGATCAATACGCAAATGCAACTGCGCATCCTGAAGGAGCAACTGCACTTATTGCAGACGCAAATGGTACTATCGAAGGTTCATTCTTTATACCAAATACTCCAACAATAAGATTTAGAACTGGATCACGAGAATTTGCATTATTAGACATCAGCGTCTATGATAAAAATAGCGCAATTTCAATTGCAACTTCGATATATACTTCTGCTGGTGCAATACCTTCTGGCGAGACTATAAACACTAAATCACAACTAAAAACAATTGGTTATTACGATCCAATTGCTCAATCGATATTAGTTAACGAAGATAAAGGTTTCTTTATTACAAAGGTAAGAATATATTTTGCAAGTAAAGATTCTACACTTCCTGTAAAAGTAACTCTGAGACCGATGGTCAATGGGCGTCCTTCTTCTTATGATATTATTCCAGGATCGATTGTATATAAAAATTCAGCTCAAATAAATATTGTTTCAACTCAAACAGCAGCTGGTGTTCTTGCATCTGGTACTGATTTTGAGTTTGATGAACCAATATATCTACAACCTCAAACTGAATACGCGATTTGCGTATCGGCTGAATCATCTGATTATTCGGTCTATGTTTCACAAATAGGTAAATTCGAACTTGGATCAACCGAGAAAAGAATAACTCAACAACCAAGTCTTGGATCTCTCTTCCTATCGCAAAACGGTAGTACTTGGGAACCTATACAAGAGAAAGATCTTACTTTCAAAGCTTATCGCGCAAATTTTGATACTGCTGGCGGAACGGTTGTACTTGAGAATGCTGCATTACCAACTGATCAATTGACATTGAATCCTTTCTCGGTTGACTCTGGCGATGCAACAGTCACTGTATATCACCCAGGACATGGTCATGATTCTGCTGAAGATGTTACGATTGCAGGTTTAGAAGCTGCAACTACATATGGAGGTATTCTTGGTTCATCTTTGAATGGTTCAAGAAATGTAACAGCTCACGATTATGATTTCTATCAATTCGAAGCAGACTCTGCCGCAACATCATCAGCCGATGTTGGTTCTACTATTGTAACAGCAACAAAGAATATTCAATTTGATATTGCGACTCCAATTATTGAAACAATTGAGCCGGTTGGAACAAGTTTGACTATCGAAGGTAAATTTACATCAGGTACTTCACAAGCTGGTTCAGAAACAAAATATCAAAAAGATACAAGCTTTATACCGCTTTCATTGAAAGATACTAAGTTCTTTAAAGCACCACGACTCATTGCAAATGCTGCAAATGAAACTGCTGAACTTGGATCTGGAGTAAAATCAACTACGATTCAATTGCCGATGACAACAACATCAGCCTTTGTATCACCAGTGGTTGATATGTCAAGAGCATCTCTTGCTACAGTATCTCATCGTATTGATAAACAAGCATCTTCGATAACAAGTGGATTTAATGTTCCACTGAATTATGCTGATGAAACGAATTCTGAAAATGGATCACATTTATCTAAGCATATTACTACGCCGATTGTATTGAATGAAGATGCAGTTGGACTGAAAGTGTTAATTTCAGCGAATCGACCTTCAGTTGCCGATTTCCTTGTTTATTACAAAGTAGCAGGTGATGGTGATGTATTGAAAGATCAAGCTTGGACTCTTGTTGATAAAGAAAATGAAATTGCTTCAGACGACAATCCAAAAATCTTCCGTGAATATACTTACCTTGTTGGTGGTGATGGTGGAGATCTTGATGCATTTAGTGAATTCCAATTGAAGATCGTAATGAGATCAACAAATAGTTCAAAAGTTCCTACGATTGGAAACTTAAGAGCGATTGCGATGGCAGTATAATATGAGAAATTATGTACAAGTTGAAGGTCATTCTGGTCTTGTAAGAGATAAAAGGTCCGGTGCTATTTTGAATATAAATAGCACTGATATTGAAAAAGCAAGAAAAGCAAAAGCTTTAAAAAGAAAAAGCATATTAAAGAATGAAATATTAGAAACACAAGTACATGATTTACAGAATGAAATGGTTGAAGTAAAAGGTCTACTTAATAAAATTTTAGAGAAACTATAATGGCAAAAACATTTGTAAACTTAAATGATACTATAGCAACTTGGAGAACTCAGCATAATGATGTTGTGAATCTAGTTGGCGATCTTGCTACTCTTACGACAATTCAAGATTCTGATCTTGTTGGTGCAATCAATGAATTACAAGGTTTTCGTTCTGGTCTTGATTCAGATGTTGGAACAAGAACATCTCTTACGACAACGGATAAAACTTCTTTAGTTGCGGCAATTAATGAAATTGATTCGGACCTTGGTACAATTAGTTCTTTGTCAACGACAGATAAAGCATCTTTAGTTGCAGCAGTTAACGAGTTACAAGGAAGAATTATAGACGTTTATAATAGTTCTGGGACACTCTTAAATACATAAGGATTTAAATGAGTACGCCAATCAAATTAACTGGCACTGGCGGAGATCTAGAACAATTTACGGTTGCGGAACAAAATTATCTAGCGTATCAAGCCGGAATACATTTATCTTTATCAGACTCTGATGAAGTAGGTGCACTAGACGCAAATTCTGGTGGCAATACAGTTGGTACTTTTACAGATACTTCATATGATCAGGCGGTTGGTTCACATCCGGCTTCTGCACTCACTCAAACAACAACAAATACATCTCTCTTTCAAAATACCGGAACAGCGGCTGAAGATGGTGGAAACTTTCATCGTCCTCTTGAGTGGAATAGTTCTGATGTAGATCCTGCTGGTTTGAAAGAAGTCAATGATACAAATTTAAATGTTATTGTTGATCGATTGCTTAGTACAGTCTTTA